TGGTGCTTGCGAACTCGATGGCGGTGTGCGCGGCCTTCCAGGCCGCAGCCTCAAGCTCGGCCTTATCGGCGCGACTCAAGGCCCACGAGTTCGCAAGCACCAGCGCGGAGCAGGCGATCACCAGCGCGACGATGATCCAGCCGCGAAGGCCGATTGCCACGAAAAGCCTGGTCAGCATTGGTTCTCCTTGTGGTTGAACCCGTCGGATCCATCATCGCGCCGAAAGTTCCATCAGTACCCCGCCTTCGACGGCGCCTCGTAGCTGGATCCGCCGCGGCCCGCCATCGCAGCCTTCGACAGCACGAACTCGGCGAACGTCAAGGCCAGCGCGTCGCCACCGTCCGGGCTGCGGATGCCTCGCCTCTCGAGCTTCTCCTTCGGCTCGAGCAGCTTGCGGCCGTTGCTGGACGTGTCGGGCTGCGGCGCGCAGATGTCGGCGATGAACGCGGGGTTGTTGACGATGCGGACAGGCTGTTCCTCGAACCAGTCCTTCATGCGCCACCAGATCTCGGCCTTCTTGTTGGCGTAGATCTCGCTGTCGCTGGCGGCCTGGCCGAACATCACGCCCACCACGGGGACGTTCAGCTCCTGTAGGCGGTCGACGATGCCGGTGCCGATGCCGCCCTTGTCGACGAACATCGCGTCCGGGTGGAACTCGCGGTAGTAGTCGGCCAGCTTGCCGGCGACCTGCATGGAGTTCAGCTTCTCGTGGTACTCCACGCGGAAGACGACGCGGCCGCGGCGGAAGACGATGCAGGTGCGGTCCTTGGTGCCGGCGCCATCGCTCGCGGGGTCGCAGCCGATGATCAGGGCGCCAGACTCGTCGTAGTAGTCGCTTGTGGAGGCGGCGTGGACGTAGTGCGGACTGACTAGCGGGTTGCGTGTTGGGCTTTGAAAAGCCTCACTTTCACACATCGGAAACTCTTGCCGCGCCAACCAATCAAAGCCTTCGCCATAGCTTGATCGCTTGTCGATGTACCACTGCATCTGCTCCAGGCTCAGGCCATAAAGTTTCATCAGCAGCTCGTCATCTGGCGAGAGCTTTAGGTTGGATCTCGGCTTGGATCTGAGGGTCTCAATCCAATACCAGGGCACGAAGATGTTGATGTACTTGTTCTTGCCAGCGGCCGCCGCCTCCCACATCTTGTGGAAGTAGTTGCCGCCGGCGCCATTGGCCGTCGACTCCATGATGATTTCTGTGCCAGGCAACTCGGCCACTGTGTTGCCAATGCCGGCCATGTGCATCTCGGCGTTGTCGTAGAACGCGGCCTCTGAGGCGTGGATCAACTGCGCAGTGTTTGATCGGCCGACGTCCTTGGTGCCTGCGGTCGCCAGCTTGTAGCCGCCATCGAGTTTGTCGAAGATCAGTTCCTTGGCGTTTGTGGCGCCTGTGCTGACCGGCATCGGGTTGTGGTCGTGATAACGCCGCACCATCTGGTACAGGTTGTCGGTTGCCTTCTGCTCGTGGGCCAGGATAAATGCCGACTGACCTGGCCGCGTGGTGGTTTTTTGGTAATACCTCGCGGCGATGTAAGTCGAGTTGTGCGAGACCAGGCCCTCGACGATGTACGTCTTCGCCGATGTCTGCAGGTCCACCACTTCGATCTCGCCGACGGGCTCGATGCCCACGATCTCATCCCAAGAAGACTGCTTGCCTTCACCCTCTGGGGTGCGGTTGCCGCCGATCTTTCGGCACTCAAGGTCGGCCGCGCTGAAGCGGATGCGCGACGTGCGGCATCGGTTCATAAGGTGCACCACGTCTGCGAGGCGGCCGATCTCGATTCGATGCACAACCTTGGTGCCGAGCTTCGATGATGTCCCGGCCTCGCGGGTGTCGGCTGTGTCGTAGTAGCGGACATCAATAGAGCCGAGGTAGGCCTTGATGCGCTCCAAGACCGGGCCCTCAACCTGGCTCACCGACACAGACACGGAGCTCTCGCTCGGGCTTGACCTGCAGCCCTCTCCGTCGATGATGCCCGCGAACCAGCCGTCCTCGTACGTCAGCGCTTCCGGCGGCGGCCGCACGGCCGACCTGATGAAGTCGCCGGGCTGCATGTTGCAGACCTCGCGCCAGACAGCGCTGACGCCCCCGCGCTGCCTCGACAGCATGCGATGGTCGCCGGTAACGACGAGCTCGCGCCCGGACACCAGCCGCACCTTGTGGGCCATCTTGAGGTGTCGAGCGACAAACTCGACGACCGCCGTCTTGTAGCGGCGGCACAGGGAGCGCCCAGCCTTGCTCTGGCCGGAGTCGCCGATCATCTCGTCGACTGCAACTACCTTGTCACCGACTTTGATGTCGCCGATATCGCGCCAGCCAAGATCCTCCATCAAAACCTTGTGGTGCGGGGCAAAACATGCCCCGAGCTGGCGGCCCTTGAGGATCAGGGCGCGGACCATCCCAGTCTCCTCGCGCTGCTTCTCAAGCGAGGCGTGTATGTGGTGCTGGCCCGGGTTCCAGATGAACGGGACCATCTTGCCCTGCTGGTCTTTGATCTTCAGGCAGTGCGCGCAGAAGACCTCCAGATTGTCCCGCAGCAACTGCAGCCCGGCGAGGCGGTAGTCCTTCTCGCTCATCGCCCGCGCTTCGCCTTCTTGATCGCAGCCGCGGCATCTCGCTTCATGCGCGCGTCGGCGTTCGCTCGCAGCTGGCGCATGACGTCGTCGACGAGGGACTTGCGCGCGGCCTCTCGGCGCTGGTGCTCAGCCCAGGCCTCGATGGCGGCCTGGACGGCTGGGTGGCGGCGTTTGATGCTGGTGCTCATGCGACCTTGGATGGTCGCAGGCGCAGCGCGTTCCAGTCACTCCGAGAACGCGGAAGCCAGGTCCCACACACTGGCGACGCCGCGCACCGGCTTGCGGCGCTGGCGGTACGCGCGGCACGCCTCGGCGTTGGTGCCGGCGCGCGGGCGCTTCTTGCACGGCAGGCTTGAGGCCTCGTACACGGGGGCGAGGACCTGCGGCGCCGATGTTGGCACCCAGTCGCAGATGCGGACCTTCTTGATCTTGTACCGCGATCGCAGGCGCCCAAGAGCCCCGGCGACGTGGCGCTGCTCGTGCAGCGGGAAAAAGGCCTTCACCTCGATGGAGGTCATCGGACCGATGGACTGCAGGACGTCGAGCACGTCCTGGTGGCGCAGGGCTGGCTTCTTCATGGCTTCTTGGCCTCCTGGCGGATCTGGCGCACGCGCGTCTCGGTGATGTTGAGATGGTGGGCCAGCGCAGTCGACTTCCAGTCCGGGCGCGCGAGCACCTCCTTGCGCAGCGTTGCGGCCTTGATGCGAGCATCCTCGCCGCGGCGCCAGGTCGCGAGCAGCTCCTCGACACGCCGCATGCCGATGGACTTGAGCACGCTCGAAGGCAGCTCGTAGGTGCTGACCTTGCGGTTGCCGTCGCTGTAGGTGCGGCGCTTGATGCCGGACTTCAGCCTGCGAGTCTCGAGCACGCGCATCAGTACCTCCCGCGCGCAGGACGAACCGACACCAGAGTCTCGTAGTGACCCATCCGAGGCGGCTGCAGGTTGACCTGCTCCACGGTGAGCACCAGGCCGCACTCCTTGGCGCTGGCCACCAAGTCCTCGAGGGCTCGGCGGAAGAAGTTGGCGGCTTCTGGAGCGGCCCCTTGCGGCGCCACATCTGGCTGCGGGGCGGCCCGAACCGCCTCTTTCGGGTTGCCGGTGGTCATGTCTTGGATCTCGCGAGGAAGAATGGCTTGTCCATCCGCCTCCGACCTCGCCACGACCAGTAAGTTCCGCGGCCTAACCGTCGCTCGAGCTGACGCGGCCGGTGGCCGCGCAGCTCAGCTTGGGGTTGGGCGCTTTCAGCCCGCCACCACTGAAGGCCCGTCAGCTTCAGCGTGTGCGCGCATGAAGGCGCTGATGCGCTCGCGCAGCATGTCTTGGTAGCCGTCCATGAATCCGGCCTGCGCTCGCAGGCGCATCTGCTCGGCTTCGGTGAGGCCTCGGAACACTGGCGTGTCGAAGAACTCGCGCAGCTTGTTCAGCTTCTCTGTCAGGTCGCGGTGCTCGTCGATCACGCGCTGTTCGTGCGGGGCAAAGTTCACGTCTGTAGTCCTGCAACGTCGGCGCGTAGATTGGGGCACGCGCCTAACCCATCATTCCTCGGCCCGCAGCATGTCCGGCGTCAGGATCTCCCGCCGCGGCACGTAGATCGGCATCAGCGACGAGGCGCTGACGATGGCGGGCGCGGCGGATGCCGCGAGCATTGCGGCCAGGAAGCCGCGTCGCGCAATGGTCACGGCAGACTCCCCAGCCCAAGGGCAAGCAGTGCGCCGGCCACCATGGCCAGCACGAAGCAGATGACGATGCGGCCGAGGATCTCCGGCACCTCCAGGAGCTCTCTGGGCATCATCAGGACGGCCGCGGCGGCAACGCAGAATCCGGCGATGATCACGCTGGGTTCCTCTTGTCCAGTCCGCAAGCACGCAGCGCGCGGTACAGCAGGTCGTACACGCCGCGCTGCGTGCGATGGTGGCCTTCGACGTACGCCGCGATGGCGTCGTCGTCTTCGCCCTTGAGCAGGCCGCGCTTCCAGGCCGCGCGCAGGGCACCGGGGAATGGGGCCGTCTTCGTGAGTGCCACGCGGTAGTTGCCGCGCTCAGGCGTGCCCGTGGCGTCGTTCGCGATCTCGACGATGCCGAGCGTGCGCTTGCGCGACTCGTCGCCGAAGGGGACGAGCTCGATGGTGCAGCGGAGCATGGTCAGCGGAAAGCCAGGCTGGCGCCGAAGAGAAAGCCGGCCGTCGCGGACAAGAGCAGCGCGACAACGGCGCGGCTCAGCACGTAGCCGCCGGCCACGGCTTCATCCGGCAAGATGAAGACGGCCAGTATGGCGACGCAGATGGAGACGAAGAGCATGTTGGATCCTTGTTGGTGGAGCCCATCTGATCGCTGGCGCGTCAGGAAGTTCCGCTCGGCGGATCCGGCAGCGGCATCCAGTGCGTTGGCTTCCAGCGCATCCAGTCCGCTCGCACGTAGACCGGCTTGCCGTCTTCTTCCCAGCACTCCCAGGTCTTGTCCTGCTGAAAGCCGTCCCAGCCCAGGAACTCGTTCTCCTGTCCCCGCGGGGCCGTGGCTATGGGCTGCCACACACCAAATGCCGCACTCATCCCGGGCCCCCTCCATCCCGCGGCGCATCAAGCAGGCCAACCAGCGACAAGACGCGCTGCAGCCAGCTCGGTGCCTTGACCTCGCGGTTGACGTAGAGCGACTTGCGCCCAGTCACCGAGTCGACCTTCATCAGCTGCTGCGGCGGAAGGCTGCCGCGCATCGACCACTGCACACTGCGGCTGTGGCGATCCATGATCTCGCGCCACTGCCGATCCAGGCGGCGCGCCTCTGGGAGGTTGGCGCGCTCACGCACCCTGGTGATGATCTTGCCGCTCATGGCCTCACCTCGCCAAGACGGCCAGCGATCGCGAAAACGCAGCGATGTCCGCGCGCACCTCGGGCCAGTTGCCGTCCAGAAGCCAAAACATTGGCGCAAACACCAGCCACGCAGCAGGCACGGCCCACCACGTCACCAGCAGCCAGATCAGCGCCGTGCGCGCTGTCGGGTGTCGAAGCCTGCTCATCGCGCCCCCAGAAGCCTGGCCGCAAGGTCAACGGCTTCGCGGCGCTTGATGTAGACGACGGAGCCGTTGATGCCATAGGAAACCGCCCTGCGGCGGCGCATCTTGAGCCAGCGGTGATGGCTTTGCAGATGCTCGCGCGTCATCTGCCGCATCAGCAGTTCCGGGGTGTCGTTGGCGGTCTTCTTGCTCATGCCCCTTCGACAGCCCCGCCCTCAAGAAGTTCCATCATCCACGGCCGTCGAGCGGCGGCCCAATGACCCGGGAGACAGATTCCCGTCGGCGGCCAGCCTCTCGGAGACGATCCTGCCGTGGATCCAATCGAGCACGCGCACCGGGCTGACGCTGTGGTTGCGCGAGCCGTTGGTGCCGACGCTGAGCAGCTCGCCAGTCGGGAAGCCGGGCGGCCTGGCCCCGCGGTCCCACGATACCGTGACGCGCTCCTGGCCCTCGAGGATCGCTCGCGCGCAGTCGAAGACCAGAACCTGGGTCTTTGGATCTTGCGCGAGGCTCATGCCGCCTCGACAGCGTCGCGATCGAGCAGCTCCCTGAGCCGCAAGGCAAGCCCCCACCTCGTGCGCGCGCCGACCTTCCGCGCGATCGAGTCCAGCACCAGCGCCACCTCGCCGGCACCGGCCAGGCCCACGGCAGCGGCGATCTCGGCCGCCGTGCGGTCCTCGAGCACCAGCGCAGCCACCCCGGACTCGCGCGGCGTCAGCGAGCGGTCAGGCGGCCGCGGGGGCTCGACCACGCCCGGGCGCCACATGCCGGGGCGCGGGCGCAGATTGCCCTCGGGGAAGGCCTGGACATGGTCCCACCTCATGACTGCGCCGCCTGGCGGCCAAGGGCCTCGAGCATGTCTTCGTACGCCGAGCTCTTCTTGTCGTCCTTGTCCAGGTCGAAGGCCTCGCGCTCGCCCTTGCGGATGCGCTCGTCGATGTCGGCCAGCTTCTTCAGGTCCTCGACCAGCTGCGGCCGCTCCATCGCCCGGCGCAGGGCATCGTTCGCCCGGTCAACGCCGCGCTCGTCGGGGTTGCGCACCATGAGCACGATCTCCTCGATCGCGGTCATGTTCGAGACGACGCCCTCCATCTGGGCTAGCAGGTCGGCGTGGATCTTCTTCAGGCGCCTGAGGCCCTGGCGGTGCTCGAGGACCACGTCGGCCGCCGCCTGGGCCGCCGCCTTGACCTCTAATGCACTGGGCGTTGCGTTCGGGTTTGAATTCCCAGACGCACTCTGTATGAGCAGCGAATTCGCTACTACGCCAACCTCTTCGCGCTTGTCTTGCACCCAGCCGCGCTCCTTCGCGCGGCGGGTAATGCTCGACACGGCTACCGAATACTCGGCGGCCAGTTGCGTTGCCGTGGCGTTGCCCAGGCGCCATCTGCGCTCGATGGCGTCCCAGTCGATGGCGTTCTCTTTGGATCTACGGGCCATGATGGGCTCTCTCTTCTGTCATGCTCCGAGCCTACCAGCGCCCCGGGCGCCGGAGCCAGCGCGATGGGCTAGGGTTTCGGGGTGGGCTAGGGACTCGAGCCACTGGACTCAGGTCGAACTCCCGGTTCAGGAACTCGCCCAGGAAGTCGGACCGGCCCACGGGCCTGCGCTCGAGCTCGTCGCGCCACTCGCGGACCAGGTCGCTGTGCATCTGCGACACCACGATCCGCACTTGGCCGTCGATGCGGCCGATCTCGCCCCGGATCAGGCTGAGGCCCAAGCGGTCATCAAGGACCGGGTCGACACCAACGCGGACCCACCCCAGCCCATCCACGCAGGCGCCACGGAGGGCGTCTTCCCAGACCTTGCTGGCGTCCGGGCCGATCGCCGCGAACCACGGCGCCTGGTGGCGCACCGGCACCACCCTCATCAGGCTCTCGGCGCGGGCGATCGCCGGGGCGGAGCCGGCGGCCAGGATGCCGGCAAGGAAGCTGCGGCGGGCGATCACAGCTGGCCCTTCCATGCGCGCCACAGGCGCTTGTACCAAGGCAGAAAGAGAAAATCCAGCCTGCGGTTGGCCTGTACGTCGCGCGCGGCCATTGCGTACCAAGCGTCGGCCTGCGCGTCGCTCAGCTTTGCCGTCAGCTTGGCCTCGGCCGCCCGGCGGTTGCGGATCTCGTTGTCGAGTCGCTTCTGGTAGGCGGGCATCAGCGCAGGGATCAGGAGCTCGGCCAGGTCCTGGCTGATGGCCACGTAGCGGTCGCTGGTGCTGCCGCCTTCCGTGTGCCGAACCTTGACGATCTGGGCGTGCTCGTCCTTGAGGGCCAGCGCTTGCACGCTGTCGCCGGCGGGGACGTTCCACGGGAGCACGGGGTGAAGGTCGCGCAGCTCTGTGCGGATCCTGAGCCAGTCGCCAGCGATCTCGCGCTGCTCCTGGCCGATGGTGTAGACGGTGACGCGCTTCATCGGATCTCCTCCCTCAGCGCCGGCGCCCCATCCGGCCCGGGCTGCGGGTTGATGCCCCAGGCCTCGAGCCGCTGGCGCAGCACCAGGGCGTAGCGCTCCATGTGGGTGGCCTGCTGCAGGAGCGGGTCGCGCTGTTCGGCGGCCTCGAACTGGGGGCTGGCCAGGAAGCCGCGCAGGGCCTCGAGCCGGGCCTCGAGCACCAGGTGCTCGGCGTAGGCGCGGCGCTGGTGTGGCAGCAGGAAGTCGGCCGGGCCGCGGTAGGCGTTGTGGAAGCCCTCGGGCAGCAGCGCGCGGGCGCGGGCCATGGCCTTGCCCACCGCAGCGCCGCCGGCGGCCGCCACGTGGGTCGCGGTGATCAGCTGGTCCAGGCCCTCCTGGGTGGCGCGCAGGGCGGCCAGCAGCACGGCGCGGTCGGCCGCGTGCATCGCGTCCGCCTTGGCCTTCTCGGCCGCCGGCGATGCGCGCAGGCCGTCGTGCGGGCTGGGCCAGGTCAGCGTGCCCTGAGCCGCGTACCAGCCCTGGCCCTTGTGCCAGGCGATCTCGTCCTGGCTCGGCCATCCCAGCGCGATCTGCCAGGCGCCATCCTCGCCATCGGCCAGGCCAAGCCATTGCACGCCCTGCGGGCTGACGATGACCCACGGCAGCTGGCCCGGCGCGCCCTTGTCGCTCACAGGCCCACCGGACATGCGATGCGCGTCACGCATGCTCGAGCTCCCGCGTCTCGGTGGACTCGGTGTCGACCGACGGACCGGCGATGGCGACCAGATCAGCCGGCCGCCAGGGCAGCTCCCGGAAGCGGCGGAAGATCATGTGCCCGAAGGGCTGCTCGCACTGAGCATCGAAGAGGCCTGACGCCTCCACGACCCACCCCGGTTCACGCGACCACGCAAACACGGGCGGCGAGCCCTCCGACGGGAATTTCTCTCGGCCATCCGCCCACCTCTTGATGACGCCCGTGCGGCCGGCGTTCAGGGAGCCGGGCCTCACCACCATCACCATCACGCCAGGAGCCAGCTTCACAGCGCAGCCTCCTCGACAAGGCGGACCAGGCGGCCGCGGTGCTGGGCAGCGTAGGCCTCGGCCTTGCCGCGGTCGAGGAAGAGCGCCGGCGGCGCGCCGACGCACTTCACGCCCCAGGCCTCGAGGGACGGCAGATCCCTCAGGGCGGTGTTGTGCACGACGTCGGCGAGGGTGATCTCTGCTGGCAAGGGTCGACTCCGTTCTTGATCAGGAGCCGATCTGATCTGATGTAGGCACCGAAGTTCCGTGGCCACGCAAGAATTTCTGTTCTTGCTGGGCTCTTGATGGATCAGGCCTCGCTCGTCGAGCGGGACGCGGCGGCGATCGGCGGAGGCTCGACGAACGGCAGGATCAGCCCGGGCGGCCAGCGGCAAGTGATCGGCGGCCGGGCAGCCGAGAACTCGCGCTCGTTGACCTCGTCGGCCTGGTTGCCGCCATAGATCACCAGCCCGCCAGACGCGGTGCGGCCGGTCACGATGCCGACGTGGCCACCGCCCCTGCGGTCGAAGACTGCGATCGCACCGAAGACAGGGCCCGGCAGCTGCTGCCCCCAGTCGCCCCAGGCCTTGGCCCGCCACCAAGCGCGCGGCAGCGGGAAGCCGGCGGCCTTGGCCCACTTCGCCATCGCGCCGCCGCACCAGGGCTGGCCCACGAGCCACGACTGGCCCAGATCGGCCAGCATGGCACGGATCCAGGGGCTGTCGTTGGGACCCAGCGTCTCGCGCTGGCCGATGTCGCGGCGCGCGGCCACGACCCACGGAAGGGTGGTGCTCATGAGGTCTCCTTGCCTGGAGCGGCGCAGTCCAGCGGTCACTGCCGGCGCTCGATGACGGGGGGCTCGACGACGTCGCGGCGCGGCGTCACGTTGGCCGTCACGGCGGCGCCGATCACGGCGGCGATCACCCAGCCAATCGCTTTCTGGACCCAGTCGCTGGACTGCTTGTGGATCGGGGCCTGGGCCTCCAGGGAGGCGATCCGGAGCGTCAGTCGATCGATCAGCTCGAAGGCCCTTTCGTGAGCGTCCTTGCTGTTGGCCTGGCGCTCCTCGAGAACGGCTAGCCTCGTGTAGGCGGCAGCCAGCTGAGCCAGCGATCCCTTCATCTCCCCGACGTCGCTTTGCAGCGCGCGGATCTCCGCCTTGGTGGCTGGCGACTCGTCGCTCATGCGTCTCGCTCCTCGTCATGCAGCGAGCGCTGCTTGTAAGCCCTGGCGCCGATCGTGGCGGCGGTCCACGCGAGGTTGACCTGGGCGAAGAACGCGGCCGCGGCCGGCGCGCCATCGCCCACGATCCCGAAGTGCGAGAGCAGCAGGGCCTGCTGATCCGCCGGCGTGGCCAGGTAGGCCGTGCACACGGCGCCGAGCGCAGCCTGCAGCCACACGCTCCACATGCGGATCAATCGCCGCGGTGACTCGAACACGATCGCGCTCCTCTTTGACGACCAACAAGGCGTTGGCCAGCCTGCGCGCGCGATTCTAGTGCTCGCTCACCACGCCAGCCAGGAAGCTCCGCGTTTTCGGTGGCGACAGAGCGATGTTAGGGTAAACACCTATGCCAATCTTTCGTTGGTGCGCCAACACTAGCGTCAATGCAAACGGGAGATCAGATGAGCAAGCGCGAAGTTACCCAGTCCGA